TTATCTTAACATCGACGTTCCGACTCTTGCGACGAACTTTTTTGTAAACAGCAGCACGCTTCATGCAGTCAATGAGGTGACTGGGACGAATCAAAAGGGACAGGCGCTAGTGGGGACGATCAGTCTAGCCGTGGGTGATTATGTCGAGTTCCGTGTTTATACAACAAGCTCCAGTGTAACTTTGAGCACTGGTATCCAAACCAGATTTGCGGCAACATGGATCGGCCGCACCAGTTAGTCGACTAGACCGCGGTCACGACTTGAGCGGGCTGGTTAGGATGTGCGGCCGGCCCAAGCGGCAGAGAGGCTATTCAGTTGGAATGCGGTTGAAGCCAAAAGGTTTAATGCGGCCCCCGAGTTCTGAAGGACATTCAAGATTAATTGATCACTTACTGCGCACTCAATATACCCGGCGAGGCTGATTATGGTTTCGGTTGTGGTTGATGGCGTTTGCAACTCAACTGCCACACAGGTATCGCTTCCGGATCGCCGCCGGAGGATTCTTGCAGCACGAATGCCGCTCCCGTTCAAGGTAAAACTTGCCTGAGCTGTGCACGAATACATTCCGGCTGTCTGGACGGTCATATTCGACGCAGAACTAGAAAGCGTCAGCATCCCATCTGTGTCGAAATCCTCTGTAGAGTTGCTGGTCGTATGTGTGACGTCTGTCCACGCGCTATTGGGCACAGAGAACGTTGTAGAAAGGAAAACACGACACATCGGCGGCACGATCAGGTTATTCACACCAGTAATACCACTCGTCGCTATCCTATAATAAAAATAGTATGAGGTACTATGTTTAATTCTAATGTTCAACCAAAACGTATTATCAAAGACACTCATAAAGAGCCTTGGTATTGTCATACTTGTGATCTTGATAATCCGGCTTATTATTCTAAATGCCCTAAATGTGGTGATCATCGACCCCACTAGGAGGAGTAGTGCCTGATTATAGTTTTAAGGATGGTCCTCCAAAGGATAAGAAACAATTAGAAAAATTGTTTCTTCAATATTCGGAGAAGATTGGATGGTTCTTGTCTAATGGGTATGCGCCACATTTGTGGCAGACGCTGTTTCATACGAATACGAATGATAAGCATCTTACACGATTTAGGCATCTTGTTGCTGGGCGGCGTGGAGGAAAAACACTTTGTGCTGCTTGGGAAGTATTATTCTATTGTTTATACCCAGAACAATTTCATAAGGATGCGTATGGGAAGAATAATAATAATCCTCTATGGGTTTGGGCCACTAGTAAAGATTATAAAGTCTTGCGGCCGGCGCTCCTTACTTTGCGTAAGGTTATTACGGAGACTGGAATGTCTATCGGTAAAGATGTGAAGGAGAATCGCGGTGCTATGACTTTTGAATTCCCGAATGGGAGTTTGATTGAGTTTAAGTCTTCGGATGATCCTCAATCATTGCGTGGTGCTGGTTTGGATATTCTTTGGATGGATGAGGCGGCGTTTATTAGGAGTGACGAGCCGTGGCAAGTTATGCGGCCCGCCCTCTCTGATAAGCAAGGATTACTCATCACAACAACTACACCCGATGGTAAGAACTGGTTTTTTGAAGAGTTTTGGAATAAGGATGCTATCAAGGATCCTAATCAGGGCCGGGTAGAGTATCGTAGTATTGATAATCCGTATTTTCCTAAGCGAGAATGGGAGTATACAAAGCAGCGTTATCATCCTCTACTCTTTGCGCAAGAGTATATGGCTGCTTTTGACTCGATGACTGGGCGTGATCTTTCTGGCGAATGGTTACACTATTATACAAACGAAGATTTACCACGTAAATCGGATGGTACACTACAAAAACTCCGCAAATATATGGGTGTAGACCCTGCTGTAAGCATGAGTGGCAAGGGCGACCGCTTCGTAATCAGCGTTGTAGGCGTATCAGACAATAATCAAGTGTTTTTACTCGACCAGTATGCTAATAAAATCCCATTTGTGGAACAATTAGAGAAGATTCAAGAGTATTATTTACGGTATAATCCAGAAATTATTGGTATTGAGTCTAATGCTTATCAGGCAGCTTTGGTGCAGCAGGCGGAAAGGCTGCCTAGTATGCCTCCTATTGTTCCTATTTTTGCTAAGGGTAAGAAGTTTGAGCGTTTGATGGCTATGTCGCCGCTTTTTAGGATTGGTAAGGTGAAGATTAAGGCTGAGCATAAGGATTTTATTGATGAGTGGATTAATTATGATGCTAGTATCTCTAATCCTAAGGATGACTGTTTGGATTCGGTGGAGATTGCGCTTCGGACGGCGGGTGCGTTGCTTGGTGAGTCGTTTATTGATGAAAAGTTGGATAATCCGGCAGGTTTGCCGGATTGGGTTATTAATGATAGGCCTTCTGCGACTAAAAACAAAGAAGATTTTTTTGTTGACGAATATTTAGGGAGTAACTGGTGAATTTTTATATTTTTACTGAACATAATAGTGGGGCTGATGCAATTACGGGTGAGCGTATTTACCCGGGTGAGCGGGTTTATGTTACAGAGTTTAATAATTTTGTTACACCATATATGTTAGATAATCCTACTCGGATTATTAAGGAGGAAACTGTTGTTTGGCTTGCAGAACAAGCGGGATATGATGTTGTTAAGCGTGATGCAGGAGATTTTAGAGACGCAGAGATCGTGGACTCAACAGATGCTGGAGTTGGAGACGGAGAGGCTGAGGTTGGAAAGGCTGAGACTAGAAGGAAGCAAGCCGTTAGGCGACGTGCCGATGGGCCAGTTGAGAGTTAGCGAAGATGAGCAGGACGCTGATTGGGCTTTAAAGACGGGTATTATTACTTCTTCTGAGTATAAGGCTTTGTTAGAGTCTACGGGGCTTGTTTCTTCTGATATTGAGTTTGTTGATTAGTTAGGGGGTGTGGAGTGGACCAAGAGGGTTATTATTTAGATGGTGATGTTCCTCGTGGGTTTGCTCCTGCGAGTTCTCTTGTTAAAAAGGTTGAGGAATTGCAGCGTCAACGTGATATTATGGAGCGGCAATGGAAGTTGAATCTTGCGTTTTATAAGGGTAAGCAGTATGTGTTTTATAATCGTAAGTCGCGGCGTATCGAGTCTCTTCCTACGGATGAGGGTGATAAGCCGCGTTATCGTGTGAGGCTTATTGCTAATCAGATTGCTCCTCATTCGCAGGGTTTGTTGGCTCGGCTTGTAAAGTCTAAGCCACAGTTTTATGCTACTCCGGGGCAGGCATCGTATGAGGCTATGAAGGCAACTGAGGTTGCTGAGGCATTGTTGGAGTATTGGTGGGATCAGTTCGGGTTGGCTTCTAAGCGTGAAGAGGCTATGCTTTGGAGTATTATTTGTGGTAATGGTTTTTGGAAGATTAGTTGGGATGATAAGATTGGTTCTAGTGTTAGAATGATGGTTGAGCCCGAGTCGGGACAACCGATTGTTAATCCTCTTATTGAGCACTTTTTTAAGCAGCGTTTGGAACAGGCGGGGATTGAGTCGTCAGAGTTTGAGTATGAAGTATTTGAGGGGGATATTAAGATTGAGGTTATGTCTCCGTTTGATGTGTATTTGGATGATTCGGCTCAGGTGTTTGAGGATTGTAAGTGGGCTATTTGTGTTCATGCTATGAGTCCTAAGGATATTAAGGCCCGTTATGGGATTATGTTGAAGCCCAATGCTGTAAATAGGTATCCTGATGAGACGCTTCCGGGTTCGTTTGGGAATTTGGAGGCGAAGACTAAAGAGAATATTCGTATTGTGTATATTGGATATTATTTGCCTAGTGCTAAGTATCCTAATGGGAGGTATGTGGTATTTACGAAGAATCCGAGTATTGTGTTGTATGAATCGGATTGGCCGTATCCGTTTATGAAGTTGCCGCTTGTAAAGTTTCCGGGGCTTCGTATTCCGGGCCAGTTGTATGATACGAGTGTTGTTGAGCAGGCGATTCCGCTTCAGAAAGAGTTGAATCGTACGTTGTCTCAGTTGATTGAGTATAAGAATCTTACGTTGAAGCCTCAGATGTTGGCTCCGGTCGGTTCTTTACGTCAGCGTATTACGGATGAGCCGGGGGCTATTTTTGAGTATAATCCTGTGGCTGGGCGCGTACCGGAGAGTATTCCGCTTCCGGGGCTTCCAGCATATGTGTTTGATCATTTGCGGGATCTTGGTCAGCGTTTGAAAGATGTGTTTGGTTTGACTGAGATTCTTCAGGGGGATGTGCCTCCGAATGTTGAGG